GCATCTCAATTTTTATTTAATCATTACAATCAGGTCTACGAACGTCAGTTAAATCTAAGAAATCTTCTGATTCCCTAATAGTTTTATCTGATTTATTTTTCTCTTGCTCCATTATAATCTTGGCAGCCAAAGACATGATCGCATTGATTTCTTCTTTACTCAAAGTCATCACGATTCTCCTTTTCAATTTGTAATAATCTTAAGAATCTTTTTAGTGGTATTATAGCTAAAGATTCTTTTCTATCCATACGTGTAACAACAACGTCTACATCGTCACCGTGATAATCTGGATACAGCCATTGTGCAACTTTCTTTCTTCGCTTTGCTTGTATGCATGTATCTTCGACTATCACGTCAACAACTTCTGATTTACCTAGTGATCTACCATCTGAAGCATAGGCCCTCTTTGCAGAAAGGCCCATGTCTTTAGCTGTATTCACGATCTCACGTTCGAGATTGTTACCACGTATTTTATTAGGATGCGTCACTTGTAGCAAGATTTTGATCCATCTCAAAGATGTTAAAATCTTCCTTGTATTTCTCTACAGCTTGTGGCGATTCATCCCACATTCTAAAACCTGTGGAAAATTCCATAGGTCCTACACGTACGTCAAACCACAAGTGATTACCAAAATTACTATCCATTCTTGCGGAAAAGTTTAAGACTTTTAACAATCTTAAATGTGCTTTCTGGATATTATTTTTATCACTATAACTTGGTTTAACTAATGTATCTAGTTTAATCATAATTACTCCTTATTTGATTAAATTGCATTGTATCGGTATCAAATGCTGCAGTCATTTCAAACCTACCTTCGTCACGTGATTTAACAGAACTCACTATACGTACTGCATCGTCACGATTACCTTTGATAAGTATTACTTTATCTGCTTTTTGTACTACATTTGATGAACCTTTTAACGAATGCAAATTGATTACGTTATTACTAGCAGAAGATTTGTTTAAGTGATGTATTGCAATAATAATTATATTTGTTTTCTGTGCAATTTGTTTCAATGCACCAATAACTATATTTTGCTTTTCTATTTCACCTTTAACAAAGTCTACTTGTACTTCATCCGTAGTATCTACTACTAACACTTTAGGTTGGTACTCAGATACTACTTTCTTAATTGAGTCTATTCGAGGTGCAATCGTCATAACTTGCACGTGATCTAACTTATCTTTTAAAGTAAATTCAGGATTATTTTTGTATTCATTAGTAATCCATTCTTTATCTTTACCGACAGCTATTTGACCAAACCTCCTGAATATTAACTGTTCATTCATCTCTAAAGATAGAAATAATGTATGTTGTTTTGCTTTTACAATTATATCTTGTATAAAAGCAGTTTTACCTAAACCTGTATCACCTGAAAATATTACTAATTCTCCTGGTGAAAAGTTGTAGGAATCGCATCCATATATTTTATCTAATTGAATAGAGTTTTGCGACATGGTATTTATAAGGTAATCTCTTAATGAATCTTCTAATTCATTAACACCTTTAATATCTAATTTATAGTCTTTACGTTTATAGTAAATACATTTAGTATCACAATACTCAGCCATGATGTGGTCATCGCAGCCATATTGATAATTACCATCGTACACATTTTTAACAGTTCTATTTACTTCTTCTTCACTCATTTGACCATCACTCCAAGTATGCATACCATTCAAAGCAACAATGAAAGGTACACCTGCACGTTTGTACGTGCTTGTCATACGCATCATTTTGTTGTTTCTAGCTCCAATGTGTGGACCTTCGTTGAATATGTGCTGCATACACGACACTACGCTTGTAACGTCTGAACTCTTCTTACTAGAGTTAGGTTTTGTTACAATAGTAGGTGATGCAATAACCATTGATTGAAGATAAGGTTCTACTTGAGGTGTTTTATGCAGCGTTTCAAAGAAATTATCTGAATCACTGTTAACCCAGTCTAAGTAGTTTTGTCTTGTAGAAGCATAACATTCAAGATCTTTGTAAGTTATGTCACCTATTTGTGATAAAGGTATCCATATTTTATGTAATTGTGTTTTTGGATTTAACGACCATTTAGTTCTGATGATCCTCGTTTTATCATAGATTGAGTCTGCAAAGTCAAAATGTTTATTCATTGTAAGCCTTAGCTTATCATGAAGTGTTTTACTTTGTTGCAATCCAAATACATTTTTCATTTCTATATGAAAACCGTTACCACTAAACCATAGGTTAATGTCTTCTTCCATTACGCCTTTATCGAACATTTCAGACAAACACGCTTGAATATATCCTATCATCTGATCTTTAGGTATTTCACCTTTGTCTACATCTAATATGATATAATCCAATGCACATGAACCGTCAAAACCTTTTACAGTTCCAGTTTCAGTTACGTGTTTATCGAAACTTTCATCAAACACAAAATAAGAACGATACATTTCTTTCGACCAAGAGTAATCTAACACAGCTTTCTTATATTGTTCTGTAGTTACTACTTGATTACGATTAGAAATACTATCTTTTACTATTTCGACATAGCAGTCTGAAGTGATTCTGGAATCCCTCCGTATTTCTTCATGTTGATTGCCATCCATCCTTTTACCTTTTTCTGTTTTGTGTGTGATACTTCTCTTAACATTATATCTAAACTTTCAAACAATTGAGGACTTTCTCTCAATTCTCTCCATAGCCTAGAATATGTACTAGCAGTATGTATTTTACCATACTTTAATTTTCCATATAATGGAACATTAAGTTCAATGTCGTATGAATAAAATGTATTGTTGCTAGATTTATCTGCTTGTTCTGATACCCAGTTAAGCAGTATTGTTTTAGCAGTCACTAGAATGGAAGGTCATCTAAATCTACAGATTCTGTTGGTGCTTGAACTGCACTATCTTCTTTTCTGTAATTTTTAGGATAACCTTTCGCTAATTGAGCTTCAAAATCCTTACCCAATTGAGTTTCATCTTTCCAAGAACTAACTGTAGACCATATAGCACGTTTATATTTTCCAGTTGACGGATAACTTAAACAAGCTATTTGTGAATTTGTTAACTCTTCTAAATTGATGTCACCAGTATCAGATATATTTAGATCTTTACCTGCTGCTAAGAACAATGTGTTTACTAAATCAGGATATTTCAAATCAGATACAACACCATTAGTGTCTTTTTCGTAATTCTGATTCATAAATAAACTATATTTGTAACCATTGCTTTCATCGGTTAACTCAAGTTTAACTGTTGTATCACTATATTGTGATTCGATCTGTTCTGCTGCGGTAACTGTACACTTGTTAATAAAGTATTTTTTGTTACCTCCGCTTGTATTGCTTTTTATTTTAGTACCTGTAATAGCCATTAGTCCTCCTTTTGGTATTTGCTATTGCGTTCATCTACTGCATCATTTACAGCATCCAATTCAGTCATTATAGCTTTGTCAACAGCTTCCATAACTAATTCATAGTCTGGAAACTCAAAGTTATAACGTTCTTCGTCTGCTGCAAAAGGTACGTGAACAAGTAAATATCTACCGTGATTATTATTGATCCATTGTGTTTCACCTGGTAGCAATCCACTTATTCTGTGTTCTTGTGGCATTTTTTTATTTGACATCTTTAGGTTCCTTTTTAGTTAAAAGTTCCTGAAAATGTAATACAGCTCTTGTTACTTTTACTTTCGTATCATAATAGCCTGTGCCACGTTTCTTCATATAAGCTATATGCTGTTCTTTAGACATAAGCTCCTTTTTAAGACATTCGCCTGCTAAATCATCCATTGCTTCCAATGATTTAATAGTTGGATTAACGACTTTTTGTTTAGCTTTTGCGTTCTCAATTTCTTCACGAGAAGCGATTGAATGATCAACGCCATAACCTGCAAATGCAAGGGCCCTACCCACCGCACTCGTTTCGCCATTTTCCAAAGCGCTCGTCTTATTAACAAACCCAGTATTATCTCTTTCAGCCGCATATCCTGTGTAGTATACTTCTGGTTCTGATAATGGTTCTGGCGTGAATATCGCTTTGATGATGTACTCATTACATGTTTCTCCTGTTGCTGTGTCTTTAATAGGTTGTACGTTTACTAATTCAGTACGTATTTGACATTTAGGAAATTCGTCGTGAGCACTCACTAAACGATCTTTGACTAATGCATAGTCTTTTACATTAAATCCCATAGATTTTCTCCTTATGGTTGGTTAGCTTGAATAAAGAATCTAATATTAATAGACCCTTTATCCAAGTGTTATTGTTATTAATCTAGTAATACCATGTACGCTTTTGCGTTATTATCTCTAAACCAGTCAAGTCCTTTGCGTACATCTTGCTGCAACTTAGGACTGGTCATATAATTAGGCATATATTGTGCGCCCATTATAACTGAGTAAACTGCTTCTTCTACTGGTGATAATCTGTAAGATTCACCACTAAAAGGATTTGTTACTTCTAAGAATTTATCCATTTGTCCATGTTCGTTAGATAATATAGAACAATCAGATAAATCGTATGGAAATTTCGTATACTTTCTTTTAGTAGTAACTTTTTTTCCATCGCTTGACATGTATGTTATATGGTCTTTTTCCATATTACACCTCCTTTACATCTACAGGTAATACTCCACCTGCTATTTTAGCTACTTCTGCTTCTTTGTATACATAATGCAACGAACCAGGGCCGTTACCCTCATCGTCTTGTCCTACAAAGAAAACATTATTCTCAGTTTCAAATATTAAACCAGTTCCATAATCACTATCATCTGGATCCCATCGTTGCCATTTTACACTAAGAATTGTTTGCCCTTTTAATAGTTCTTCAGCTTTTTTGTGCCACCACATACTCATTTTAACCTCCAAACTAAATATTTTATTATTTCCCAAGCTACAATCAACAAAATTATTCCTAAAAATAATTGTGAAGACTGTAAACACGCTGCATACATTATATCTGCATCAGCGTCATACCAATAATGCCTCATTTTTATTCTCCTTCTTATGCATTTTCGTCATTTTCCTTGATATTGAACTGCATTATCCAACTATCAAGGTACTTTTTTTGATTTACTGGTACTCCAACGTAAACCCACCATGCTCTACCATACTTTTTAGCAAATTCTTCTGATTCTTGCATACCTTTTTCACTCCAAGGATCTACAAAAGTCATTGATTTCATTCTATCATGTATAGTTTCACGTGGTTTATTGTTTTCGTGCCATGCTTTTTCTCTACTATTCATTAATCTCTCCAACAATCATCACATAGTTTTTCACCTGTTTTATGTTGCGACCAGAACATTTGATCTACTTTATTCATATATTCCCAATAAAGTAAATCATCTTCTAATTCCCAGACACCACATTCATCGCAAGATTTCCATACACCTAATTGATTATTTACATAATGCATATCTTTTACTAATCTTACAATGTTGGTATTTTTAAATATGATGTTGTTTTTGTTTAAATGACCTTCATGTTTGATTGAAAATGCTTTATCTATCATTTCTCAACCTCCTAATGCTGCTAATTCTGTTATGATACATAAATTCAAAACCTAATTTTTCCAATTTATCTATTTGTTTTTGAATTTTTTCTTGTATTTCTAACGCTTTATCAGACGCATTCATTTAGATCACCCCATTTTTCATATAGATCATCAAAGTTACTTAACATTTGTTTCCAAGTTTCTTTGTCTATTCCAGCTGATTGTCTTGCCATAGGACTCATCATATTGTATTGTCCGTCTTGCCTTACTTCTAACAATGCTATCCATTCACTTTTATGGATTTTATTTATTGGATCAGTATCAGTTCCAGTTCCAACTATTACTTCATTATTATCTACTGCTTTCATTGTTTTCTCCTAACTAATTAATATTATTCAGAACTGAGGTAAGTCCGCTAGTTGTGTTAGTAGGATAACCATACTCACCTCTATTCTGATTTAAGTCACTCAGAATATTCCATTGCTGGACCATCTGTAATGTGACTATTATTACTCATCTCTTGCAACCGTAATAAGGACATAAAGAAGAAAACCTTATATGGCACTAAAAGATTATTGTAATTATTCACGTACTTTGCCAACTTTGTACATCCATGTTTGTGGTTTCATACATACTAACCAGTCTTTCATAGATGGTATTTGGCCGCAATCTTCTTTGACGTGTTGTTCTGCAACGTAACGAACTGGTATTCTTTTACCATTTGATAATTCTAAATATTTACCAAATGTGTCAATACACCAACCGATACCTTCTGAATGATGTCGCATAGCTCGATGTGTAATGTTCGCAAAACCTCTTTTGCTATCATCAAACCAATGATGAATAGGAAGGTAATCATCAACATTACCTCCCCATTTTTTAACACTACTATTGCTATGCATCAAAGGATCCATTAAGATACCTTTAATTCATGAATGAACGCTGCAATATCGTAGATTTTATTCCTATCTTTCTTGATAGCAAAATCTAGCGTTTGTTCTTCATAAGTATTCATTTTCAAAGTATCTTCTATATACTTTTTCAACTTATCTTTATGATCTGAACGAACTACATATTCATCATTGTATGTTTCCACTTCCATGATGTTACGATTTTGTTCTACGCTAACCTCTACATGAAATTCAGCTTCAGGTTCAGTCGAAGGTATTATTTTGTATTGCACAGTATTTTGACTACCTTCGTTAATTTCCCAACCGCCTTCTAATTGAGCATAACCGTGATCTTCTATAGCTTCCCAAGCACTATATGGTACTTTAGGAAACTGTAGCTTGATACCATGATTTTCACTGCCACGTTCACTTGGAAAATATCTTTGAGTTACATGTTTATTAGTAAATCTAAACAACTCAAGTTTACGATCTTCAGTATGAATTGAACTTACAATCCATTTCATATTATCAGAGTTTTGTTCAAGATTGTTAACTTCTTTCAATTGAGCAACACAAACATTGTAAAAGCCTTCATTTGTATCACCTTTAACTGACGGTGTAAACGCTTGTTCAAAGTTTGTTTTAGAACTCCAATTATCACAACTAACATCCCAACTATATATTCCATCGTTGTTCCATTCTTCACGATAACATAATACTGCTGTTTCATAGTTTATTTCTATTTCACTATCATTTGTATCGTAAAAACGTACCTCTTCAATACAACCACTATCGCAACTACCATCAATACTTAATTCGACTGTACGAATATCTGTATTATTGTAAATGCTTTCAAAGTGTTGTGTTAGTTCGATCATTTTAGTATTTCTACTTAGTTTGTCACCAAACTGAGAAATATCCCACCATGACATATTATCTATCTTTTTACCTTTTCCATTTTTACCAAAAGCACTACTGCTTGCTTTATTGGTATTAACTTTCAAGTTATTCAAAACAGTTATTTCTCCATATCTTGACATTTTGATTCCTCCATGATTTTCTTGTCACCACGTTCTTGTGCATACGAACATTCCCATGCAACTGCAACGTAATATGTTATTATATTCCTGATTTCATACGGTTCTTTATTGCTACCCAATAAGAACTCAACGAACTCATCCAGTTTTTGCATTTCCTGTTCACGTTCTTTGGCCTTAGCCTTGAAACGGTCATAATGCAAGTACGTTTGATCCTTAGCCATTTCGACTCCCTTCTTTGTATTTCGATTATCTTTGCTGTTAAATACACAGCCATGTCTAATGCTTCTTCTAAAGCATCTTGCAAATGATCACGAGTGTCATCAAATGGTACTTCTGCACCGTAATCTTTTGCACCTCGTTCAAGTCGTTTTTCAATCAACTTGACGATTTTTTCATTATTACTCATAGTTTTTCCTCCAACTATTTGTTTAAGTGATAAGCGTGACTATAATTTCAAGCCACGCCTATCAGATGCATAATTATCTCATTGTTTCCTCCTATATTATTCTCATTTCATTAAGAATAGAGGTACAATTATCTATGCATCTCGTCTTCATAGAAGGAAGGTTCCACGAATTCTTGTTTATCGCTACTGCCAATAATGTTGCCAATATCGTCAATTGTGTCTACCTTCCATTTTCCATGTTGATGTGCTTGTTTTGTAAAGTGTGCTTTTAAGTGACTGATTTCTCTTTTAGAGTCATCACAACAAGGTTCAAAGATATTTAACTCTCTTGTTGTTACGTCACTATTTGCAACTGGTACTCTACAATGTTGACATATCATTTTTAACATAACTATCCCTTCACGACATTATAATATATCGCCCACATATATTTTAACGTCATTCTACTTGTTACTGCTAACTTCGCTTCATCAAAAGCCTCGCTGGTATTCAAAGTGCTAAGATTTACCTTGTATCTATCTTTGAACCATTTGCGAAACTTTTGTGAATGTGCTAACTTGGTAAAGTATAAATGTTCTTTTGGTGAATACAATTCACGCATCAAGATACCTCTATCTTTACCTTTCTATTCTTAGCCTGGACATTGACTAAGGTTATTTGCATATCATAATACTCTGATATGTTTTCTGATATATGTCCTTCTTTGACATAATCATCTACTGGTTTTAATTCTACATCATCATCTACTTTTGATTCTTCGATAATAATGTCGAATGCGGTGTCATTTGTCATCGTCTTGCGCAGCTTTCATTTCATTAAACCATACGCTTACGAAGACAATGATTGCACCAATAATTAACATCGTTTTCATGTTAACGCTCCCTTCTTGTGTTAAAGTGTAGCCAACCATCGCAACATTCATATGTGTATTGATATACTAACTGATATGAAGATATCGAGAGGTTGTTACGATGATTGGCATATTGTGATCTTAGTGAATAATGCATACACTTACAAGTGCTTTTTTGTAAGGTATTATAGTATAACGCTAACACGACACACGTATAGTGCATCAATGATAGCGTTAGTTCAGACAATTAGAGTTCATCTGGATAGACGAATACTGCAACGGTCTTAGAGCCCTTGCGAGCACCTTTCGTCTGAACTAAGGGTTGCCACTCTGGTTCGAGAACATCCATATCACACAAGTTGGCGTACTCGGTGAATGTCGATAAGAACTCTATGTCCTTGAACGATTGCTCCTTGTCGATACTCATCACGAAGCGTAAGCCAACTGGTGGGTTCTTCGGGTCTGAATTAAAGGTGGCATCAAACGCGTCAAGGTTCTTCAAGAGTACACGGGTACCGCTTTGAGTTTTATCTTGCTTGCAATACGTGTATGCACCAACGATAGAACCTTTATGCTGTTTGAGTTTATTGATTAAAGTTACTTTGTTCATAGTGAATTTCTCCTTCTACTGTGAATGTGATTAGATTACGAGACTGTGTTAAGCCTCCAAAAAGAGAGCAGCTACCGAAACGTTAATCGATTGGATTAATATCTCAGATTAAATTTCAACAAAACTATGAGATTAATTCAACGATTAACGGTAGGTAGGTGGTATATATACCTCGTACACGCAATCTAGAGCAATTTTTTAAAGTATTGTAAGTAATTCATTTTTATTCATAAGTTATATAATGAAACACTTAGATAAGATACTACATTTTATAAAGGAAAATAAATTTTTGGAAAAATATAATAAACGTACAGGTAAATGGGAATCAGTAGAGATTGATCTAAGTGATCCTGAGATTTTAGAAACATTAGAGATAATGTCTAGCGAAATGGCAATAACGATAAAAAAAGAAAAAATGTCTATGGGTTTAGATAAAATCAAAGATGAAGAAAGCAATTGATTGTAAGGTATTAACGTTAATAGTAACGTTAAGAGATACATTAATTATTTAGATAATTAATTACGTTAAGGAGAAACGTTAATGGCAATAAAGAAAAAAAGCAAACCTACGCTAAAAGAGATGATGGCTATTATGGGAAAGATGATGATTCATATAGAAACATTAAAAGCAGATATTACCAATAATGCTAGAGTCGTAGATGAATACATACAGTTCAATGAAGATAAGGATGATTTTGTTCAGTACTTAAAAGAAAAACTAGATATAGATGATAAAGATAAAAAAGAAACTGAAGAAGAATAGTTTTAAACCTGTAGAGTATTCTGTATGGGAAGAAAAGGAAGCTACGGATCTTTCTTATAAACATTGGCAAAAATGCGAAGAAGGCGACCTAGGTATTAGTGATGACGGCTTTGTAAGTGAATGTTTATATAAAAAGAAGTATAAGAACGGAACAGAGATGACGTTTCCCTATGGTAGACAATGGTTGGGACATAATAGACGTTTAGAGTTTAAACCGCACTGGAGAACTAAGAACTTTAATACAGTGTCTACTAAACCTTATACGGAGATAGAAGCTAAAAGTAAACGTGCAGAACTAGCAGTGGATAGCTATTTGGCTTACAAAATGGCAGGAGAATCGCCAAACCTAGAAGTAATTGGTAAGTTGTATAGGCCTGACCAAGATAAACCCGAGATCGCTGCAAAAAGATTATTAAAGTCTAAAGAGGTAAAAAAGATGATTCAAAAGAAATTACAAGAAGTGTTAACTGAAAAAGAAATAGACGAAGGATATGTGTTAGATGTAATGAAAGATGCTATACTAGTAGCTAAGATGAAAGAAAATAGTGGCGATATGATTCGTGCTGCTAAAGAGTTATCAGTATTTTTAGATATGGCACCACACAAACAACAAGTAACAGAATCGTTAGAGATGGATATAAGCCATCAAATTTCTAATCAGTTTGAAACACAGAAGAAGAAATTAAAAGCAACACAAAAGAAAGAGCTTCCAAGTGGAGAAACGGATAGTACTGAAAGGTAAAGAAAAAAATTTGTTAGTATTTTTAGCTACGTTAATACAAGTAGCTGCAGATATGGACTTAGATGTAACTATTATAATTGATGAATAAAGACGACTTACTATTAGAAATGCAACAGGATATGTTATTATTCGGCCGAATGGTTATGCCGAATATGTTTAGCAGTGAATCTCCTCCGTTTCATTACGATCTTACAGATCAATTACTAGACACAGAATCTAAACAGATAAATATTATAGCACCACGTGGACACGCTAAGAGTTCAGTGGCTGCTGGTATTTTTCCTTTGTTTCATTTGATGTTTACAGAAGGCGTAAAAGTAATTGTACTTGTGTCTAGAACTCAATCACACGCTACCAAGTTATTAGGAACCATAAAAGATGTGCTTGACTATTCTCAAGAATTTCGATACTTCTTTGGGTATTGGGGAATGCAGTCTGCTAAGAAGTGGACTAATACAGAAGTAGAGTTAAAAGATGGTAGTTTGATTATTTGTAAAGGTACAGGGCAACAGATACGTGGTATTAAGCATGGTAATCAACGACCAACATTATTAATATTAGATGATCCAGAAGATGAAAATAATACTAAAACCGCAGAAGCTATGGAATATAATTTACGTTGGCTTTTGCAATCTGGTGTTCCATCCCTTGACCCGTTATCTGGTAGAATATGTGTTATTGGTACTCCGCAGCATGAACGTTGTATGGTGGAAACCTTGAAAGAAATGAAAGGTTGGAACACATTAGAGTTTAGACCTGACTTAGAAAAAGGTGTAGCACTATGGGATGAAGTGTGGCCAATAGATAAATTAAAACAAAAAAAAGCAGAACTAGAAAGTATTAATAGACTATCTGTATTTTATAGAGAATATCTATGTCAAATAGTTGGAGATGAAGATGCACTGTTTAGACAAGAGTATATTCAGAACTATGACGGCTATATCGAAAAGAATGAACAAGGATTGTCAACTCTCATCCTGACGAACCTAAATGGTGAGGAAGTAGAAGAGAGGCGACCTGTAAACATTTTTACAGGAGTCGATCCTGCATCTAGTACAAGAAAAACAGCAGACTATTCTGTGATATTTAATATTGCAGTAGATGAAGAAGGCAATAGATTTTGTTTGCCCTATTATAGAAAAAGAGCAACGCCTTTAGATTTAGCAGATGCTATTATAAATAATTTTAAAACATACAGAAGTACCAAGACAAGAATTGAGTCTGTTGGTTATCAGGAAATGCTAAGACAATACATTAAAGAAAAAGCAGAAGAAATGGGTATGTTTATACCTGGTCTTGAAATAAAAGAAAATCCTAGAACAAGCAAGTCTTATAGATTGGAGAGTTTGCAACCTTTGTTTGCTAGTAATAAAGTATACATACAACCTACTATGCAAAACTTTATAGATGAGTTGTTATTGTATCCTAGAGGTAAACACGATGACTTGTTAGATGGATTTTTTTATGCTAATAAAAATTGCTATAAACCTTTACACGAATCAAGCTTTACAGCTAAAAAAGACAAGTTATTTGGGTTATTGACGAGAAAAAGCTGGAAAACTCTATAATGTTCTTGACTTTTATTGAAATATTCTTATAAGTTAATAAAGAGGTTATGCGTATAGATATAAATAAATATCGATTTGATTTAGATCAATTCGATAAAATCTTACATAAAACAACAAAGATTCAAATACCAAAAGGGTACAAGGTTATAAATGCCAGAACAAATAAAGAAAAGAACAAAAGCGTCAAGAAGTAATTTAGACGATAAATTGTCTGATGTATTTGGTTTTGAAAAAGGCGAGGTACAGTATGAAGATGGAGAAATCCATGAAGAAGTACAAGAATCTTTAGAGTTGTTAAATGAATACGATAACTCTCGTGAAGCTTGGGCTGTAAAATTCCAAGAGTCTTTAGAGTTTAGAGCGGGTGCTCAATGGACAAATGATGAACGTGAAGTATTGGAATCACGTGGTCAAGCACCTATTGTTGTAAACAGAATCCATCCTATTGTTGAAACCGCAAAATCTTTACTTACGTATAACTCACCTCAATTTCGTTCAACAGCAAGAGAAGATTCCGATAGAGATACAGCCAAAGTTTTTTCTGATTTGTTTTCATGGGTTTGGGACCAATCATCAGGAGATGAAGAATTAAAAAAAGTTATTGATGACTATTATGTCGGTGGTATGGGAGTAATGAATGTTTATCAAGATCCCGATGCTGATATGGGTAAAGGAGAAGTTTATATTAAAGGTGTTAATCCTTTAGATGTTTACATAGATCCTAACGCAAAAGATGTTTATGCTAGAGATGCTGCTAATATTTTAGTTGTAAAATACATTACAGACGAACAAGCTATGCAAGTATATCCCGAGTATATGGATATTATTTTAGATGCAGAAAGTGCTGTAGATGGCGATGAAGATTATCCTGAAACAGATTTATCTGCTACAGAAGGTCAAATATTTAGCACAGACGAAACAACCACTTATCACAGTAAAAGAAAGTATATTGAAAAATATACAAAAGAAATGCATCAATACTATAATGTTTATGAAACTTTTTCTAGAAAAGAATTATTGTTTAATAAAGACGAATATGAAGAATATTTAAAAAGAAGATATATAAAACTATCTAAAATTACAGGTGAAGAAATTATTATTTTTGATGAAGTTGCAATGGATGAACTTTATAACATACTACAAACAGTAGGACAAGTATTTCATTTTACTTTACCTGAACCAGAATTTGACGATCAAGGAAATATTATACCACAAGAACCTAAAAAAGTTCCAGGACCAGAAGATAAAGATGGAATACCAGGGAGTACTACCTCTATTATACCTATTACCGCAGAAGAATTAATAGGTATGGAAAAAATAGAGTCTATAGTTATTGATAAATGTTGTGTTAAACAATGTGTAACAGTAGGAAATAATTTATTATATACTAGAATATTACCAATTGAAGATTATCCTATTATACCAATAATGAATATACACCATAGAAATCCTTATCCTGAGTCTGATGTAAGATTATACAGACCATTGCAAGAGTACATTAACAAAATTCGTTCTTTAATTATTGCTCATGCAAGTACAAGTACAAATGTTAAATTATTGATTCCTCGTGGTTCAGCAGACCTCCGACAAATTGAGGAGGAGTGGAGTAAAGCGGGGACTAGCGTTATTGAGTTTGATGCTGAGCTTGGTGCACCTATCGTAGCTGGTCCCGTACCACTTCCAAATGAGTTATATAAAAATGAAGCTGATGCTAAATATGACTTAGAGTATGGATTTGGTATTTTTGAATTAATGCAAGGAAGCGGAATGAATGCTCCTTCTACCTATAGAGGAACATTAGTTGTAGACGAGTTTGGTCAAAGACGTATTAAATCCAGAAGAGATGACGTAGAAAACTTTTTAAATCAAGTAGGTAAAGTTGCTGTACCTTTAATGCAACAAATGTATACAGAAGAAAAAGTTGTGCGACTAGTACAACCTAATGGTACAGAAAAAGAAGAAAGATTTAACTTTTTTAAAGAAAGTGAAACAGGAGATGTTAAAATGTTTCACGATGTAGCTGTAGGCAGATACGATATTAAAGTAGTTGCTGGTTCTACATTACCTACAAACAGAATGGCATTATTAAATACTTATATGCAAATGTTCCAAATGGGTTTAATAGACCAAGCAGAAGTATTGAAGAAGTCAGAAATTATAGATATAGATGGTGTACTAGAGCGTTCAGGACAAATGAAACAACTAGCACAACAACTACAAATGACACAAGAAGAATTGAAGAAGGTCAAAGGCGACCTACAAACTGCTATGCGTGAAGAGCTTCATGCTAAGAAACGTTTAGAAGTAGAAAAATTTAGTGGCGATTTAGATAAGATATCTAATCGTGCTGAAGCTGCTACCGAGATGTATAAATCAAGGATAGCGGATAGTGAAAAAAATCTGATGAACTCAGTGAAGCAAGTATCTAAAGAACAAATGCAAGGAGAAGAACAAGATTCACCTTCTGCTGCAATTGAGGCACTTGAAGAAATTGAGAGTTAGAGAAAGGTAAAACATACTATGAATAATGAAGAGATAACGAATACAGATCCACTATTAGCAAATCAGGGAACTGCCCCTGCATCTGCTGAAGATGATAATATCTTTAACGAGATATTTGGTGAACAAGAAGTGAGTAAATACGTTGCACCTATTGAGCCAAAACAAGATGAAGGTAACCTATCAGAAGGAACCGTAGGCGTGAATCCTAAGGAAGATCCTAATCAATTTCAGTACTGGCAAAGCCAAGCTGATAAAAAAGATGCAGAACTACAAGAGTTAAAAGCTAGAATGGATAAAGTGGAGCAATCAGCACCACCTGTACAATCTGCTGCTCCAGTAGAAACGCAACCAGAGCCTATTCAGGAAACAGTACAAAAACCTGTTAAACCTGCTAGACCAACCGATTTTGATTCTTCCGAAGCACTAACTGATCCAAATAGTAAGTCTGCGAAGTATGTTGCAGCAAGGGACCAGTATTTAGAAGAAATAACTGAATACAATGAACTTCAGGTATCTAACCAACAACAGTTAGCAAAACAACAACAGCAACAAGCTGTACAAGCAGCAAATCAAGCTAAGTTGATTAATGAATTGCAAGCTAAATATAGTTACACACCAGAAGAAGCTAATGATTTTATTGTAAAAATGTCTTCACCAGAGTCATTGTCCTTAGACAATTTAGTAAAACTGCATAGAGGCGACCAACAGCAGGGACAACCTGTAACGAGTCCATCTACAGCAGATTTGCAATTAGAAGTGATGAGACAACGCAAAGAAAAATTAGCAATCCCTAAACCTATTACGACACAGCCGAGTGCTAACGTGCAGTCATCTAGAAAAATAGAAGATCAAATGATGGATTCCATGATTGGAAGTTTCAAGAAAAAGAATCCATTTAGTTAAAAACCTAAAAGGAGAGAGGCAAGATGGCTAATCAATATAGTATCACACCTGGTGTGACTTTAGATGGTGCAAACGGAAGCGCTAGCTCTATTAATGATTCAAGAAGAATCTTTAATTTTGGAGAAAGAGTTGCTGAATTAGCACCGCAAACATCACCTTTTCTAACATATCTGGCTAGAGTCGGTAAGAAAGCTACAGACGATCCTGTGTTTAAGTTCTTAGAACAAAGACATCAGTATCAAAGACGTAACTTCCAATGTGCTCAGGCTAAAGATATAACTAATTATGGTTCAGGAAACTGGGCTGTAACTGGTTTAAGACTGGATGCACCTTATGACCAGTTTGGTAGAGAAGTTGATACAAGTGTAAGACCTGAATTTTTAATTGTAGGTCAAATAATCGCTATAGAAGGCGAATGGGATGAAGACGGAGTTGATGGTTCTGATAAACCAGTTATTGCATATTTCAGGGTGACAGCTGTAGATAACGCAAGTGCTGATTATTCAGTAATTTCAGGTACATTCATCAAAGCAATATTAAAACCAACACATTCTGCTAATGGAGCAGACGCTGCAACTAAGGGCTTAGTAGCTCCTGGAGCAGACGATCACTTACGTTTAGATGATAACGTTAAAGGTCAAGTAGTTGGTTCAGCATACGCTGAGGGTCACGATGGTGACACTTTAGAAGGATGGAAAGATGAGTTCTATTCAAGAGAGGGTTATACTCAAATCTTTAAGACTCTTGTTCCATTATTCTCAGGTACAGCGTTAGCTACACGTTATCGTGGAGTAGCAAACGAATATATGAGAGTTTATCAAGAAAAACTTATGGAACATAAGATGGATCTTGAACACGCTTTCTTATTCGGTATGGGTACTGACGATAGCACAGCAAGTGGACCATTACGTAGAACATGGGGTATCTTACCATATACAGAAGCATACGGAAAAGTTAAAACTTTTTCATACGGTTCAGCAACTTACGATTCATTCGTAGATGCAATGGAAGATGTATTCTCACCAGAATCTGGAAACAGTGGAGAGAAACTTGTTCTGTGTTCAAGAAAAGTTATGTCCTTCTTTAATAAATTAGGAGGTAACTCATTCTTAGGTAATATGATGGCTCAACAAGTAGACAGTCAAAGAGTTTATGCTGGTGGTTCTGGATTTGATATTCAGAATGTACAGAATGAATTTGGTATGAATGTAACTAGAATTTCTACTATTTATGGTGGAATTAACTTAGTTATGGAACCACTATTCAGAAATCAGCATGAAAACACTGCTATTATGATTGATCTAAACAACGTTGCTTACAGACCGTTAGAAGGTAATGGCGTATCAAGAGATACTCAAATTATCACTAACATCCAAGGCGATGGTGTTGATGGAAGAAAAGACATGATTCTTACAGAAGCAGGTCTTGAAATTTCATTACCAGAAACACACACTGTGTTACAATTTGTAGCATAATAATAACGAGGGGGATGAAATATTCCCCCTCACTTAACAGAGAGGTAATTATGAATTTTAAATTTGATGGTAAAAAAGTAAAAGCAGATATGACTAAACAGTTAGGATATGCACAAGCAGGAGCAACTAAATTTATTGAAAGAGCTGGAGCTGCTGCATCTACTGCAAAACAAATGGGTGCAAAAGCAACTGGACAAGCTGCCGTTGGTGGAGCAATTAATGCTTTTGGTAAAGGAATGAAATTAGCTAAAGCTAATCCTGCTATATTAGGAGCTACTGTTGTTGGAATGGGTATTCAAAATACTGTTAATAGAATTAAGAAAAGAAGGGCTAAAAAATAATGGGCGTAGCAACAAGAGCAGCTAAACAGCTTATGGCTTTAAGAAAGATGACTAAACCTAATTTGAATGATTTACAAAATTATTCTACTATTTTAGACGCAAGT